CCTCTATAGGCTACTGTACAAAATACCTAATAGATAATCCACATGAAGACAGAAGGACAAAACCATTTACCGTGATGAGCAGAAACCCCGGCCTGGGCTCGAACTATCTTACCAAGGAAATGCGAGCCTGGCACAGGGAAGATACAAGACATTATGTAATGTACCAGGGTTACAAACAACGAATGCCAAGATACTATAAAGACCAGACTTTCAGTAAACTGGAAAAAGAAACAAACGCAGCCGTCCAAAAAGACGAAGCACTACAAAGAGAATACGAAGAAATAATACGGCTATCGGAATTATCGGATGATCCAATCCGATTATATTACGAGCAAATTCAACAAACTCACGAGCGTATACGGACAAAATCACTAGCGTTAAACACACTATAATAATGCAAAATCTATTCCAAGCAGTGGCAATCAGAAAACCGAAACGAAACAAATTCGACCTAAGCCACGAAAAAAAACTGACAATGCACATGGGAAAACTAGTCCCGATAATGTGCCAAGAAGTATTACCAGGAGACACCTTCAACTGTAACACAGAACTCCTAATACGATTAACACCACTACAAACACCAGCATACGTTAGAGTCAAAGCATACACCCACTTCTTTTTTGTACCAACAAGAATATTATGGGATGAATTTAAAGACTTCATAACGGGAGGGCCAAACGGAACCAGCGCACCAGTACATCCGTACTTCCTATTCGACGAAACACAAAGAGCATGGTTAGTAAAAGGACAACTAGCCGACTACCTGGGAATCCCACCGGTAGACCTGGCACCACCACTAGGGCCGATAGGAGTAATAACAAATCCACTAAAAGTAAGTTGCCTACCATTCAGAGCATACCTAAACATCTACAACGAGTACTATAGAGACCAAAACCTGATAACAGAAGTACCATTCAGCAAGGGAAGCGGAAACATGACACTGGTCACAGACCAACTAGCAAACATGATGTGGTTAAGACAAAGAGCATGGAAAAAGGACTACTTCACAAGCGCACTACCATTCGCGCAAAGGGGGCCAGCAGTAGGACTGCCAATAACAATGAACTACGCGCCAACCAGCATAGTAAAATACACAGACGGAAGCACACCGTCATCTGAAAGAGACCTGGCAGCAAAAGCCGGAGGAAACCTCGGGGAAATAGGAACAGGACTAGGA